TTACCACGCCGGAAGCAAGTCCCGGCGCGGCTTCGTGAGTAATACGAGCTTCTTAAAACCCTCTGCAATTTTTGCAGTAATTCCCTTCTTCTTTGCCTCTTCCTCGACCAGCGCCATGAACATGTCGCGGGGGTCGATGCCTGCCTCTTTCGCTAGCAAAAATGCTGTCGTGTAGTTCGGCAGCGGTGTGCCCATGCAGTAGTTCCGCAGCGTCGGTTGCGGGATCTGCAGCGATTTCGCCAAAGAGTTGACGCTGCGACCGTGCAGCGCGCGCTCTATCAATTCTGCGTAGCTCATAGCTATCTCCAATTACCGAGTTATTAGATTCCTGATAGGGTCTCGGCCTATCAAGAACCTAATAAGCAGGTTCCTGATAACAAGGCGAAATATAACGGGTTTACCGCTCTGGGCGGTAAACCCTTCGACAGAGGGGTGCGGTGATGCAACAGGTTGGAGTGGGTCTGTAATGGGCAAGCTCAAGGCTGCGTTCACGTTCGCACGTAGTGCAGCTGGGGAAGGCGCGCGTGCGCTGACGGACGGAGCGTCAGCGACGGACGGCGGGCGCGCGTGCGCTTGCCCCCCCTCTAGTAACACGGGGGGAACGGAATCCGCGACGGCGTGGGCAGTACCGACGGAAATGCAGCTGGTGATGACCGACAGCGGCGAGGTGAAGGCGGTCATGGTCCGTGTGCCGGTTGGTGAGCAGGTCGCGATGATCGACACGTTGCGTTTCACCATCGGCGAGGAGACGTTTAAGGCTGAGGTCGCTGGTGTCGATGACGTGGTGTACGTCATGGCTCTGTCGGAGAAGTTGACGGAGATTCTCGGTTACGGCGTGACGCGAGACCTCAAGCGGTCGCGTGACTTCTACCTGAATGCGTGGGAGTTGGGCGACAACTACGGCCACGTGGGGATCGGCGGCCAGAATCAACGCTCGACCATCATGGTCAGCATCAACGGTGCAGGTTGCCTGGCTGCGCGTGAAGGATGGGAACAGCGGCTGTTCGATTTCCTCACGAAGCGAGCACGTCGTCCGAGCATTACGCGGGTTGACCTGGCGCACGATTGCTTCAATGGTGAGGTGACTGTCGATCAGGCGGATGGCTGGTACGACGACGGTCTGTTCACTGCTTCCGTGAATGCTCCGCACCATGAGTACAAGGGCAATTGGAAGAAGCCGAACGGCAAGGGCCGTTCCCTGTATATCGGGCTTCGCCGCAACGGCAAGCTCTGTCGCATCTACGAGAAGGGCAAAGAGCAGGGTGACGCCCTGTCGGAGTGGGTGCGCATTGAGGTTGAGTATCGCAACGTCAAGCGTGTGATTCCGTTTGACGTGCTGCTTGACCCGTCCGCCTTCTTTGTTGCGTCGTATCCGTGCCTGCGGTTCATCCAGCCCGAGCGCCAGCCTGAGCGGATGGAGATCAAGCGGAAGACGGCGCAGATCAATGTCGAAGCATCGCTCGACAACATTTGTGCGAGCTACGGCAAGTACGTGCGCGTGCTGGTCGGTTTGATGGGCGAGTCCGCCTTTGTCCAGCGTGTCATGTCGAAGTCGCAAGAGTGGCCGCAGCGCCTGAAGGTGCCCGATCACGAGCTTTGCGATCGTCCGCTGCATGAGCATCCGCGCTATCCGACGTTCAACGAATTTGACCCCTCCGATGATGGCTGGACGGGGGAACCGGTCATTTCACCAGCCTGTGAGGGAGCAAGTCATGCGTTTTACCAGTGAAGTGGTTGTGTACGGCCTGAAGGCCTCCAAGGGCGACATGGATGGTGTCGCGTTCGATTCGTGCAAGGCCTATGTGCTGACGCCGTTCGATGAGTCGAAGGGTACGGCGCGTGGTTCTGCGACTGCCGAGTACACCATCGGCAAGTCGGACGAGTTCGAGAAGTACGCGAAGGTGCCGTTGCCGTTCAAGGCGAACGCCGACATGGAAATCACGACGAACGGTAAGACGATGAAGACCGTCGTGCATTCACTGGTGCCGGTGGCTGCTGCGTCCGGCAAGTCGGGCGGTTAATCGTGGCTCGCGTCGCTTTCGTCGTACAGGAAGTGAACTCGGGGCTGTTCCTGTGTCCGTGCGGGGGCGATGTTGGGTTCACGCACCGGTTGCGCGAGGCAGGGACGTTTGACTCTCGTGAGGACGCTGTCGTTACCGCTGTCGATCATTGCGATGAAGCGTTCGACGTGGTGCCGGTGGTGAAGTTGGATCACTAGACAGGGGGTTTTGATGCTTGCACTGCTCGCTTGGTTTGGCGTTCGTTGGGCGGCTTGTCGGTTGGACCGTAAGCGCTTTGCGCGCAAGTACCTCGTCGCTATCAAGGGACGGTGATGGCTCAGTGCGTGCAACTCGTCAGTGGTCAGCTGCAGATCGACAGTACTCCGGCATCGTCGTGCACGGGTTACCTGTTGCTGACCGCTGACGAGGTCACGCTGTTGCATGCGTTGCCGCCGCTGTCTGCTAGCGACGGTGCGCTGATTGGAAGCGCGATGCTCGGTCTATGGGCGCTCGCTTTCGTGTTTCGATCCGCAGTGCGGGTCATTTATCAACGTGAAGAGGAGTAGGGCAATGAAAGTGAATCTGATGAAGGTTGCTGCGGTCGCTGGCGCTGTTGGGGCTTCGGGTGCAGCGATGGCTGATACGACGGGCGTGGATGTTTCCTCGACTGTGTCGTTGCTGGGTACTGGTGTTGCCGCGATCGGTTTGATCGGTGCGGCTATTCTTGGTCTGGCTGGTGTGGTCGCGATCTACAACTGGGTTCGCAAGCCGATCAAGTGATGTTGCGGGGCATGTTCCCCGTGCCTGGCAAGACGCGGGGGCTACGGCCCCCGTTTTCATTGGAGGGTGACATGGAAGGCTACTTCGTTCTCATTGCGATAGCGGGTGCTGGATGGATTCTTTTCTCGTGAGGGTGGTGAGCTATGCCCTGGTCATTTTTCTTTCGTCCTGCGCGCAGTTGGACCGGTCTCCGCCTGGGTCGTGCATTAGTGGTCGCAGCGCTTGCCTTTGGCCCGACGTTGGCTTTTAGCCAGACAAGTGGTGGCGGGTATCAGTGGTCTGGTGGGATTGATTCGGCAAAGCCGCGGATCGTTGGTGACGATCCGACCAGTGTTTGCGGTCAGGTGATTTCGCGCGATGTGCCTTGGCAGATATTCGATCATGCGGCGGCGTTGGATGCCTCGCATTACGGTTGTTATGGTTCGACAGTTAAAGGGGGGCCGGTAGGGCTGCTAACGACGTTGAACCGTGTCTCTGGGAGTTGTGCCGCTGGTTATACGTTGCAGGCTGATGGGTCTTGCAAGGCGAATCAGCAATGCCCTGCTGCTGGTCAGTCTGCACCTGGTGGAAATACCGCTAATGGCACGAGTCCCACGCAGACGATTTTGAACCCGCAGGTGTGTGTTGGTGGATGCGCGTACACGTACGGGTCGTATTGGACTGGTGCGACGCCTGGGCAGACTGGTGGTTATGCAGCGCAGTACACGGGACTCAAGTCGACGGGTAGTACTTGCAGCGGTACAGGTACGCCTGCGGCTTCCCAGTCTTCTCCGGCTGATCCGCCGAAGCAGTGTGGTGATCGTCAGTATTCCGGAACGGTGCAAGGGGTGAGCGTTTGCATTGACTATCCGGTGCAGACGACGGGTGGGAACACGTCAACGACGACGAACGATGCGCCTGCGAGCAGCCCAGGTGCGAATTCCAATAGCACGACCACGACCAGCACGACGTGCGATGGAACGACCTGTACAACTACAACAACGACGAACACCAGCACGTCTAGTAGCAGTGGCAGTAGCAGTAGCTCGGGTGGGGCGAGTTCTCCCGCCGCGAGTGCGTGCCAGGGTGGAGCTGGTGCGAGTGCGGTTGCAGGGACGTGCACGACCACGACGACTCAGCCGCAGGTTGACTATTGCAAGGACAACCCGACCGCAGCTCAGTGTAAGAAGAGTTCTGCCAGTGGTGGTGCCGATTGTTCCGCGCCGCCGACTTGCGATGGTGATGCGATCAGCTGCGCGATTCTCAGTCAGCAGTGGAACACCCGCTGTGAGCTCCAGAAGCACGATGACTCGACCGATCTGGGCGCGAAGCTTGCCAACGGTCAGGACCCGTTGGCCGGGAAGTTGCCCACGCCTGGTGGTACCGAGCGGGTAGACATGAGCTCAAAGTTCTCGAACGTCGATGACATGGGCATCGCGGCTCAGTGCCTGGGGAACATCGACGTGCCGCTGTCGCTGCCTGGTGGTGGCTGGAACCTCCACATCGATACGACGCCGCTGTGTGACATCGGCAAGCTGCTCGGTTATCTCAACATGCTGGGCACGATGATGCTCTGCGCCTACATGCTCAAGGGGAGTTTCTGATGCCTTTCGCTGCTCTGTTGGCTTCGGCCATCGTTGGTTTTCTCGCGCAGGCCTGTGTGTCCCTGGTTGGGCGCGTGCTGGTTGCGCTCGGTATCGGCTTCGTGATGTACACCGGCGTCGACGCGATGATGTCCGGCATCAAGACGCTGTTCCTGCAGTACGTCAGCGGTATGGGGTCGTTTCCGTCTGTGAACGTCGTGGGCATTCTCGGCGTGCTGAAGGTGGGCACGTCGATGAACATGATCCTCACCACGCTGGGCGTGCGTGCTTCGCTCTCGGGCCTCAGCGGTGGCTCGGTGCGCAAGATGATCCAGAAGTGAGGTCGGCATGCTGACAGTCATTACCGGTCAACCCGGCAACGGCAAGAGCCTGTACACCATCGCCTTTGTTGAGGCCAAGCGGAAAGCGGAGAGTCGTCCGGTCTTCTATTTCGGCATTCCCGAGCTCACGCTTCCTTGGACGCCGTTGGAGGACCCGACGAAGTGGCATGAGTGCCCTGAGAAGTCGATCATCGTGATCGATGAGGTCCAGAAAATCATGCCGCCGCGTCCGTCGAGCTCGAAGCCGCCGCAGCATGTGTCGGAGCTCGAGACGCATCGTCACAAGGGTTTCGACCTGTTCTTCATGACGCAGGACCCGAGCCTGGTCGATAACCATCTGAAGAAGCTGGCCGGTGAGCATATCCACCTGATCCGCCAGTGGGGCCGGCAGAAGGCGGACCTGTACAAGATGCAGAAGGTGCAGGACCCGACCAATGCGAACCTCAAGCGCGCGTTGCACAGCACGTTCCCGTATCCGAAGCAGGTCTTCGATTGGTACAAGTCTGCCGATGCTCATACGCACAAGAAGAGCATCCCGTTCAAGTACTACCTGATGTACGCGCTGCCGGTGTTGGCGCTGGCTGCTGCGTGCTTTGGCGGCTGGAAGCTTTGGAAGATTTCGCATCCCGACCAGGTCAAGCCTGTTGCGTCAGTAGCTGGTGCACCTGGTGCAATGCCTGGTGTTCCTGGTGCACCAGGTGCGGTTGGTGGCCAGGCGCAGAGGGCTGCGCCGATGACCGCGGCCGAGTACGTTGCGAGCTATACGCCGCGCGTGCCTGGCTTGCAGTACACGGCCGCGGCCTATGACGAGCTCACGAAGCCGTCGCGCGTGCCGGTGCCAGCTGCGTGCGTACAGATTCGCGGGGGCTGCGAGTGTTGGACCCAGCAGGGCACGCGCCTGGAGACTACGCCGCAGATCTGTGACCAGGTGGTCAAGCGCGGCTTCTTTGAAGCGTTTGAGGCCAACGGTCAGATGGCCAGGAACCAGGAGCGTGTTCAGCCCGCTCCACAGCCGGTTCCTGCCCCGCCCGCGCAGCCGCAGGAGGTGAGGGTAGTGGTAGACGCTTCCAGGCCCGCGCAGACGGTCCAGGAGCCTCGCAAACGCACCGTGATAGGTTCCGGTAAGGTTCGGCGCGTTGATGAGCTTGGCGTGTTTTCTGACGATATGAACGGAGGTTGAGATGCTTGATTTGACGCGAATCAATGAGGTTCCTGGCGGTGTGCCTGATCGGTTTTCGATTTTGGCTGACACGTCGTGGGGTTCTGATGCTTGGTCTGTGACGCTTGAGGAGTTGATAGAGCGTGCGATGAAGGAGCGTGGGGTGTCGCGCCTGCGCTTGGTGATCTCGTTGCATTCGATCGATGACGTGATCGATATGGACTAGCGTCGGGAGTGTCCGCGCCCATGACCAGGCGGTAGAGGTGGGGCGTGGGCAGGATCTCCGGCGGTTGTCGCACGGCCAGTGCGGCTGGCGGGACCGAGCAGCGGGTACGACCAGGAGCGTATCCATCCCGCGCCACAAGCAAACACCGCCTCTCTTGCAGGCCCGCTTTTAGCTGCCTTTGCGTCTTTGCTGCCTGGCTTCGAGCTGGGCGATGCCGAGCTGGCGCAGCTGCATCTGTTGCTCAACGATGCGTAGGCGCAACAGTTCGGCGGCCCAGGCTGGGATCGGTCTGGCTCCGGTTTGCCAGTCGTTGATGGTTCGCGGCGTGCGCTGGAGGACCTTAGCCAGCGTCTTTACGGGGATGCCTCGGGAGTAGGCTTCGAACTCGGCTGGGTTGGCCCAGCGCTTCATTTTGTTTTTCA